CGAGAAGGTATTTCCCTATCCACGCCCCTCCACCGAACACTTTCCGCCCCGCGAATTGCTCCATCGCTTCTTCGCAGTTTTCTCCGCGGCTTGTGTATTCCTTGCCCCTGTACGTTATTTTGAATTTCATTGCCTTTCTCCGGTTATGCGTCGTTTGTGTTGCGTTCAGCTCCGAACAAAGCGGCTGACCTTTGTTTTCCAGCATGGTCGTTGCTCCGGTTATGTGCCGTCCGTGGCGCGGATGGTTGCTCAAGGCATTTGGGGGAGGGTGTCATGTTTTCCGGTCTTTGGGTTGTAGCGGGTTACCGCCCCATTCCAATTTTTGACGTTACCCCAGGTCCCGTCTGGTGCGTACCATGAGACTGAGTGGCCTCCTATGAATTTGAGTGATCCGGCATCCATGCCGACTTTTTCAAAAACCATCTGAAGGTTAAAAGCGTTCATGTTAACTGCTCCGGTTGGCCGATCCGGCGGGATTGCCGACTCGTTGGGCAACAGCATAGACGTATAGCGCTATAAAGTCAAGGGGCAGAGTATAACAATAGTAATAAAATAGTATTGCTGGCGTTTTTGTTTCTTTTGAAATACTCTAGGAGCAGTGAGTTTTTAACGTTATACAGGCCTGGGCAACCGTGGGCACCCGACTAGTTTGGTTGCCCAGCGACACCCTAAAAAGGCAATAAACGTTAATTTTTTGCCTTTTTCGACTTTTTTAGTATTTTTCGACGGGTCGACCGGAAATTTTGGTTGCCCAGCACCCTTTATTATCGTCTTTTATCTGGGCAACCGAATATTTTGGTTGCCCAGCCTGCGCCTTTTATTTAAGTTATTGATTCGTAAGGATATGGTGAAAAACGAGGGTGAAGCAAGGGCTTTTTGTAATAAATGATACAGCAAAAAACCTATAACCATACTGTTTTTGTGGATAAAAGATGTACAAACTTTTTTTGTAACAATTGTCGGTTGCCCAGTTGCCCAGTTTGGTTGCCCAGACCAAGTCCTTGAAAACATTGGAAAAACATTTGTTATGGGCAACCAACAATTGTCGGTTGCCCAGAGATCGACCTCGGTCGCCCAGTGCCCTAAGCCTTGATTTTGTTCACTTTTTTTTTTAGTATAAGTAAAATTTTGGCCTCTGGGCAACCGAAATCTCAGAAGTCAGGTCCTGGAAAAAATTTTGGCCGAAAAAAATCCTGGGCAAGCAAGGTAAAACGCCTGTTTGGTTGCCCAGCGCCCTTAATACTCCCCTAATACTCTGGGCCGCCCCTCCCTCGTAAAAAAAGCGCGCGCCTCGCCGGCCTGGGGTAATACCTTATTCAAATACTTCATATACTTATTCAATACTCTAATACTCGAATAGATACCGAGTTGAAATACTCGCGGGAATTTGCTATACACTCGAAGCACTCTCTACCGGGATCTACCGATGACGAAACCTAAAAAGCCGCGCAAAGCCCCGTTGATCGACGTGGGGGACGTGCAGTGGCTCGTAGAGCAACGTAAATGGTTTGCCGCGGGTAAGCCCTCGGTTACCCCGCTGGCGTGCCTGGACGAGGCGATGCAACTCACCTATCAGAAGTACGGAGCGCTGGCGGCTGCGCAGTTCGCGAAGGAACTGGCGCCCTATGTCCACGCTCGGCTCTCGGCCGTCGCTCAGGTGAGCAAATCTGAAATCAAAGAGATGTCCGATGCTGAACTCTTCCGGCTCCTCAGCGCCGCATTTGACGCTCCTGCAGCAGATCAATAGAGCGCTGGTCACCGGGGACATTCCGCGGAACGTCCCCAAGGCCCTTCTCGTCGAGCTGGCGCTGCGGGAGGACGCGAGGCGCTGCAGGGGTAGCCTCTCGCACTTCGTGCGGCAGGCATGGCCTCAGATCGAGCCGGGGAGGCCACTCCAGTGGAACTGGCACATCGATGTGATATGTGCTTACTTGGAGGCCTTGGCTTCCGGACGGATCAAGCGGCTGGTGATAACGATCCCGCCGCGCAGCATGAAAAGTCTGCTCGTTAGCGTATTTTTCCCGGTATGGGTTTGGACTAAAAAACCGGAAAAGCAATTTCTTACGGTTTCACACGAGCAAGGACTCGCACTTCGGGACTCGCTCAAGTCACGCAACATCATCGAATCGCCGTGGTTTCAAGCGCGATGGCCAAATATCCTGCTGTCCGGCGATCAGAACGAAAAAGCGTATTACTCGAACGGTAGCAACGGCCACCGCAACGCCCGCGGAATTTTGTCGGGCATCACAGGCCGAGGCGGTGATTTTTTAGGGATTGACGACGCACACGATGCGGAAAAAGCGCAGTCGGAGGTAGAGCGACAAAATGTCCTCGACGCATTCGATCATAAATTAACGTCTCGGTTGAACGATCAGGTCGACGGCGCGATTTACATCATTCAGCAGAGGCTGCATCAGCTGGACCTCGTAGGTCACGTACTCGCGAAGGAAGAGCAGAATTGGGTGCATTTGTCGATTCCGATGGAGTATGACGGGCAGCGATACGATGCAGGCAAAGATATCGGCAGGCCGGATCTCAACGATCCGCGCAAAGCCATCGGCGAGTTGCTATGGGAAGCCCGTTTTCCACCTAACGCAATCAAGGCGCTCAAAGTCGACCTGGGGAGCTACGGCTATTCCGGGCAGATGCAGCAGCGGCCTAGCCCCAAGGGCGGCGGAATCCTCAAAAAGCACTGGTGGAAGCCCTGGCCCAGGAAAAAGCCGCTCCCGGTCTGCGATCACATCTTCGAATCGTGGGACACCGCATTTAGCGCAGACGACCTCAAAAACTCAGCCTACAGCGCTCGAACCGAGTGGGGGGTATGGTGGGACGAGCAGTCGGATCGGTATTCACTGATTCTGCTCGACGCCTGGGACGGTCGCGTCGAGTACCCGGAGTTACGGCGCGAAGCCAAGCGCATCGAAGCCGAGAAGCAGCCCGATCGGCAGTTGATCGAGAAAAAAGCCAGCGGAATCAGTCTGATACAGGACATGCGGCGCGCCGGCATCAGTGTATGGCCCTACACACCCGATCGAGACAAAATCTCTCGGGCCTATGCCGTGCAAGCCATGCTGGAGTCCGGCCAGGTGTGGTATCCGGAGGGCGCGAAATGGGCGGAACGAGTGATCGATATGGTCGCGGTATTTCCCAACGGAGCACCACCCTCGGCGGATTTGACGGATACGTGCACCCAGGCACTGCTCTATCTGCGCAACGGTTGGTGGACATCCAGCCACCCTGATGATATAGACGATACGGATGACATCCCCCCGCCGCGCACCGAGCGCCCCCAACTATTCAGTAGCCGAAAGTAGCAGCATGATAGAAAGTGAACAGGCAATCGCAGAGGCAATCGCAGAGGAATCGGTGCGCATAGCGTCTATGCGAGGGGCGTACGCTACAACACGCTGTTCGCAAAAGGACATTGAAAGAATACGAGCTGTTTTCAACAGCGTACTGGAAAGCGTGGAGGGGCCTTTGGCCGCTATTCAGCGAATAGAGTCAAACTACAGGACACTCGGCGAAAATATCTCCGAACTGGCGGCAGCCTATCAGGCATTGGTAGATGAATTCCTAAAACGCGTCAAGACGTGTGAAATTGGTGACAACATGTTGGACTGCGGTGAGGAGACGGCAGAAGTGTTTTTGCAGTTGGCTGAAGCCGCAGCCAGAGCCGAATATCTCGTTAAACGGCAAGAACTGCTGGGAAATTGGTGGTTAGTCAAGGGGCAATTCAAGAAGCAATTCAACCATTCACGACCGAGAGGTTAAACACAATGGCCAACGTCAAATCCAAACCCAAAGGCAACAGCATGAAATTCGGCGCCGGCGGCGGCAATGGACGACTCGAAAAGTCGGGTATGGCGCCCGCGCAAACACCAAAGCGCGGCAGCAAGCGCGCTTCACCACGCGCCAAAACCGAGCCGATGGCGCTGATGGATGGCTATGGCGAGGAATAATCGGCGAGGGGCGCTATCGTCGTTCACGGTCGACCTCTCTCCCCAACCAATCAGTGATAACGAGGCGACGATCCGCGGCCTGGGCGACGAGCTGGAGGTAGATTTCGACCAGGACGGCGACGTTCATACCGCGCAACTCGGCGAGTTCGGTGACAATCTCGTCGAACTCATCGACCCAACCGAACTCGGCAGGCTCTCGGACGATGTGATCGAATGGATCGACGCCGACGCACGCAGCCGCGAGCCATGGCTGCGACGATTTCGCAACGGATTGCAAACAGCGGGCATCATCGACCGTAAAGAAGACGCCGATCTCGAAGGTGGTCTCCGCGGCGTGCTCAAGGGCGTCAACGAAATCAATCACCCGATGCTGCTGGAGGCCTGCATTCAGTTCCAGGCCCGCGCCATCGCGGAAATCTATCCACCGACCGGCCCGGTGAAGGGCCGAGTACTCGGGCACAACACGCAAGAGCTGTTGGACCAGGCCCAGCGTGTCGCTGGTTTCATGAACTACCAAATCACCGAGTTGGACAAATCGTATTTCTGGGACACGGACCAGATGCTGTTCCTACTCCCCCTCGTCGGCTCGGCGTTCAAGAAGACGTATTGGGACCCTCTCCTCGGCTGCGTGCGCTCGGTGCTGGTCCACGCGGACGATGTACTCGTCCCGTACACGGCGAGCAGCGTGCACGACACGCCGAGACTCACGCACCGGATGCCCACATCGCACAACGATTTACTCAGATACCAGCAGATCGGATTTTATGCGGACGTAGACATCCCCGAAGCGCAGGACCCCTATCAGGAGGAACAGGATCTCGGCGACGAAATCGACAATCGGCAGTCGTCCATCGCCGAAGGCGACGCCGAACATATCCTGTACGAGAGCCATTGCCTCTATCGGTTCAACTCGCTGCCGGAAGCCGAAGATTCTGACGAAGGCATCGAGTTCCCCTACATTGTCACCATCGACAAAGAGACACGGAAAGTTTTAGGTGTGCGGCGTCACTGGAAAGAAGCCGATTCCAACCGGCGATTGAAACAGCGCTGGACGCACTACAAATACCTGCCAGGGCTGGGGTTCTACGGGTTTGGACTGATCCACGCCATGGGCGGACTGTCAGAGGCGTCCACGGCACTGGTGCGGGCGATCATCATCGGTGGGGCCTATGCGTCCATGCCGGGGGGATTCAAATCCAAGACCAACAAGATGAAGGGCGATCTCACGATCGAGCCCGGTCTGTTCAAAGATTGCGACATGGACTATGACGAACTGTCGAAGGCCCTGTGGTCCCCGACGTTCCGTGATCCCTCCGCCGCTCTCGTCGGCATGCTGGACCACCTGACGCAAGCGGGGCAGCGCCTGGCGTCGACCACCGAAGCGATGGTGGGAGAAGCCAACAATCAAGCTCCTGTGGGCACCACTCTCGCGCTCATCGAGCAAGGCGGCAAAATCTATTCAGCGATCCACCTCCGCATTCACGTCGCGGCAGGGGAAGAGTTCCGCATCCGATTCGATGTCAATAGCGAGCATTTGCCGGAGGAATACCCATACCAAGTCGGCGAAGCCACACGCTCCATCGCCCGAGCGGATTTCTCCGATCGCATGGACGTGGTGCCGGTCAGTGATCCCAAGATTTTCAGTTCAGCTCAACGTCTGGCCATCGCGCAGGCGACGTTGCAACTCGCCGAGTCGGCGCCGGAAATGTACGACACGTACGAGGCGCATCGACGAATGCTCGAATCGATGAGCGTCCCGGACATCGACAAGCTGCTGCCGAATCCGAACACCGTACCGCACGCAGACCCAGTCAGCGAGGGCTCGTATCTGCTGGTGGGCAAGCCGATCCGCGCACATGCCGACGAGGACCACGACGCCCATATGCTGGTCCATCAAGCGCAAGCTCAGCAATTCCAAGCTTACCCGCCACAAATCGCCAACCGGATCATGCCGGCGCTCATGGCGCACATCGCCGAGCATTACGCCCTGCAATACCGGATACAAGTGTCCCTGCAAATCGGCGTTCAACTCCCGCCTATAGACCTGGCCAGCAAACAACGCGACGACCAACCGACCGACCTGGGCAACCGAATCGCCGTAGCCGCGGGCATGGCGATACAGATGCAGCGCGCACAAGAGCAGGCCGCAGCGCAAGCTCAAGCTGAAGCCGCAGCGACCGGCGCCGGGCAACCGCCCGAGGCCCCGGAGCAAAACCCCCGATTCGTCGAGGAGCAGGCCCGTAAGGATGCCGCACTGCAAGGCGACTTGCAGCGGGATCAACTGCGCAATGCCGCGAGGTTCCTGCAAGACAACAGCGCGCAGGATATTCCGCCTCAAGCTTTGGTCGAGACTTCGCAGCAACTGGGCCGATCATTCGACGAAGCGCTACGGTTGATTCGCGAAGCGCAGGCGCAAGGCCAAGGCCTCGGGCCGTTTCCGGAAACAGAAAAGGCGATCAACGGGTGAAAGTCATCACCAACACGCAACTCGATACGTTGAACGATATCGTCGAAGCTGTTTATCGGCTGGCGAAATCGTTATCGGCGAATGTCGTTCCCGAGGTCCACGTGAACGTGATGAAGATCGCGCTTCCGCATTTAGCCGAAGAGCTGAGAGTATTTCACCGGAGCTTGGTAGCCAGCGAAGGTTGGCAAACGTTGAAGCCCGCATGCAAGAATCAACATCCCCCGACGTAACCGAAGGCCTGCCGTTTGATGACAACGACGAGTATTTCGCGGAAATTGCAAAATACAGCGAGAAAGAACAAATTGAATCGCTGAAAGAGCGGATTCTCTACATGAAGGCGGCGTTGGATCACGCGAATTTCACTATTCGCACGCTGAGCCAAAACCATAATGACGCCTAAAGACCTGGCCGATCGGATTTCCTCCGCACTGGACAGCGCGATACGCGACGGCCTGCAGGCCAACGGCGCGGGAGCGGCATCCGATTGGGGGGATTACAAGCGCCGGGCCGGCGAGATCCAGGGATTGGAAAAAGCGAGAATCATCGTCGAGTGTGAACTGAAAGCACTGGGCGACGATGATGACAATGATGATTTTTAACCACAGGTGACCTATGCCGATAATCGAGCCGACCATCGGGCGCGTCGTTCATTACGAACCCCATCCAGGAGATCCCGGATACAACGTGAGTCCGGGAACCCGGGCCGCGATCATTGCGGGAATCAACGACGACGGAACACTCAATCTCGCGGTGTTCGACCGACTCGGGCATATCGGTTCGGTGCGAAACATCCCGTTGGTGCAAGATGGAGAAACGGCGCCGGAAACGGGCTATGCGCACTGGATGCCATACCAAGTCGGCCAGGCAGCGAAGACCGAAGCGCTCCAGGAAGAAATCGCAGCGGCTACGGCGAAGAGTACACGCGCCAAGCGCGTAGCCTCGCAAGCGGAGCCCGAACCGGTACCGGAGGCGGACGATGACATCTAACGGATGGGTCAACGTCGGTGATGTTCAACTACCGGACGGTTTCCTCGACGATATCCCGACGCCGGTCACCTGGCGGTTACTCGTCATGCCCCAAGCACCGGAGACGGTCAGTTCCGGGGGCATCGTGCTGACGACATCCAATCAGGAAGCGCAGCAATACAACACCTATGTGGGGCAAGTCGTGAAGGCCGGCCCCCTCGTGGGCCGGCGCGAACCCATGAACGCCGAACCCTTCGACGTGGCCGTCGGTGATTGGGTGGTTTACGGCCGTTACGCCGGGCAGCGCGTCGAAGTGAAAGGCATCAAGTTGTTGTTTTTGAACGATGAAGACGTTCTGGGCACGACGACGAACCCCAAAGCGCTCACGGTCAAGGTATAATTACCCGGTCTCACCTTAACGTTGCCCCATTTAGCCCCTTGTCGCGCTACCAGTCGTGACGAGGGGCTTTTTTTTTATGCGCATTTGCTTGAAATACTCTTTCCCCTTTGATATTGAAGGAATTGAACATTTTTTCTGTTGAAAACACGACTCGACGGAACAACACGATGGCACGACAGCAAGAATTTGAAGATCTGGATTCGAGCCCGGACGATGACGACGGGTTCACTCTAGGCGACGACGTTACCGGAAACCGGAAGACCGAGGCCCGGAGCGATAAAGACGGCGATGATATCGACGTTGCCTGGGCCGCGGACGACGAGGACAGCGGCAAGAGTTTCGGCTTCGACGGTGACGAAGACGAGGAGTCCGACGACCTCGCGTTGCTCGGCGAAACTGCGGACGAAGAAGAGCGGAAGCCGCAAAGGCCGACTCAGCGCGAACGAGACGCCCTGGCCCGTGAACGTGAAGCCCGTTTAGCCGCCGAACAGCGGGCCGCCGACCTGGAGGCCTACATCGCCGAGAACTCGAAGGCCAGCGCTGAAGCCATCGCATCGAGTCTGGATGCCGAGATTGCGGCGAAGAAGAAAACCTACGCTGAGATCCGGGCCGAATTCGATCCGGCCCGCGGCGAGGAAGAAGCCAATTTGCTGTTGGAACTGAATGATCTTCAGCGGAAGAAAGAGCAAGCAATCGCCCGCGCAGCCGCGCCGCCCCCCACGCCGAAAGCCGTCCCCGCCACGCCCAAGAATCCGCTGGTGGCTGAGTGGCGAGAGAAGAACCCTTGGTTCGACAAGAAAGGTTTCGAGGCCGCTTCCGCCGCAACTCGGGCAATCGACTCGTCGCTGACCGAGGAAGGCTACAACCCGAGTACGCGAGAGTATTTCGCGGAACTCACCCGGCGTCTGCGACAGACCGTCAAGCTGCCGAATGCCAATCCGAACAACCGGCAGGAAACCATGCTCGGTGACACCCGGCGTACGGCCAAGCGCGGCAACGGTAACCGGGTGATCCTGACCGCGCAGGACCAGGAGTTCATGCGCAAGTTGCGGCTGGACCCGAACAACCCCGAGCACGCCAAAGACTACGCCCGCGAGAAGCAGGCCCTCTCACGGAGACCGAACTAATGACCGCAGTAGCAGGCGCGAAACGAATCAGGCAAGTCGCACAGCCAGCCATGCTCGGCGCGGGGTACGAAGAGTCCGACGAATGGGGCGTGACTCAGAACCTCGCTGCTCCACCCCCGCTGCCGGGCATGACACAACATTGGGTCCGGGTGATGCTGCTGGACAAGGAAGACACCAGCAATTATTCCAAGCATCTGCAACGGGATTGGCTGCCCAGGCCGGCGGACACCGTGAACGATGAGTGGGCGCCGATGAAGATTTCGCAGGGCAAATTCGCGGGCATGATTCAGACCCACGACATGATCCTGATGCACATCCCCGAAGCCCGCTTGGCCGCGCGCACTCGGGCGAACATGCGCAAAACGCAGTCGTTGGTGGATTCGGTCAACAACGACATTATGAAAATCGAAAAGATGGGCGCTCCCGTCCACCAACGAAGACGAACGGAAGTAACCGGCGGCAACGGGCGCATCCCGCAGCCGCGGCAGGATGACGACGACATTTAACGGACCCACAACCGCCGCCGTATAGCGGACAGAGGAAAAAGAAATGGCAAACGTAAACAGACCACACGGGTTCGTCCCGATTCAACACCTCAGCGGTGGTGTAATCCGGGCGACTCCGATCAGGCACAAGTTCGCTTCCGCTTACGCCGCGAATGTTTTCTCGGGCGATGTATTGAAGCTGGCCGACACCGGACTAGTTCAGGTCGCGGCAGCCGCCGAAACGAACTTGCTAGGTGTCTTCGCGGGCGTGCAGTGGACTTACCCCGATGGCCGCATCTGGTTTAGCCGGTATTGGCCGACCGGACAGACCGAACTCGCAGGCACCAGCCACACCCTGTTCCTGTACGACGATCCGAACATCATCTACGAAGTGCAGGCCTACACCGCGACGACCGGGTACTGGACGCAGACGATGGTGGGCAACAACGCCGACCTCAAGGCCAACACCGCCGGCAACACGATGACGGGCCAATCCGGCATGGAACTGGACCTGGACAGCATCGCGGCCACCACCAAGCAGTTCCGCATCCTGGGCGTCGTGGACGCACCAGATAACGATTCCAGCGGCGTGCTGTACACCAAGCTCAAGGTCAAGATGGTCGAGACCATCATGGCTCCGGCCGGCACCATCGGAATTTAATCAGACAGGCCGCCGGTAACGGCGGCCGTCCTTATCGTCGCAGGACGAAGAAGAGGATACGAAAATGGCAGTCATGAATCGCGCGCAATTCAAGCGCCAGCTCCAATTGGGTCTGAACACCGTGTTCGGGCAGGAATACAAGCGGTACCCGGAGGAATGGCGGGACGCCTTCGACGTGGATACCTCCCGCAAGGCGTATGAAGAAGACGTTTTGATGACCGGCCTGGGGGCCGCGAAGGTCAAGGCGGAAGGCGCGGGCGTCGATTACGACTCCGGCTCTGAAGCCTGGGTGGCGCGGTACTACCACCAGACCATCGCGCTGGCGTTCAGCATCACTGAAGAAGCGGTGGAGGACGGGTTGTACGGCGACTTGGGCGCGAAGTTCTCCCGCGCCCTCGCCCGATCGATGCAGCACACCAAGGAAATTCTCGGGGCCAACATCTTCAACTACGGCTTCGACGCCAGCGGTCACCCCATCGGCGATGGCGCGGCGTTGTTCTCGACGCAGCATCCTCTGGTCGGAGGCGGTTACGCGGCGAACACCCCGACGACTCAAGCCGATCTGGCTGAAAGCTCGCTGGAAGATGCGTTGACCGCAATCGGTGCGTTGGTCGATGACCGCGGTATCCCCGTCGCATTGCAGGCAAGGCGGTTGCTGGTGCCGATCCAGTTGCAGTTCGTGGCCGAACGGTTGACGCAGAGCCAGTTGCGTCCCGGCACGGCGGACAACGACGTGAACGCGATCCTGAACAAGGGCATGTTGCCGGAAGGGTATGCGATCAATCACCGTTTCACCGATACAAACGCCTGGTTCATCAAGACCGACGTTCCTGATGGGTTGAAACACTTCGTCCGCAAGCCGTTGCAGCGGGGAATGGAGGGAGATTTTGAGAGCGGCAACCTCAGATATAAAGCACGAGAACGATTCTCATTTGGCGTAACGGACTGGCGCGGGGCGTACGGAAGTTCCGGTAGCGTATAATCCTTAGAAGTCAAGCACTTGTGGGTACACAACCGGGTATCTGAAAGGCACTGATAGGAACGTGTGGTAGATAAGGATTGACTAGATAGCTTGGTGCGATAAACTCTCTCGTCGGTGGCTTCTCACCTGACCCGCGAGAGAGTTCCAATGACCAAGATAGCTTTTGAAGACTGGATAGCGAAGGCCAAGGAGAAGCACGGCGACCGTTTCCTTTACGACGAGGAGGGTTTCGCCCCCGGCCGTAAGTTACGGGTCTTCTGCCGGGAACACGGAGAGTTCCAGCTTCCGCCGCGCAACCATGTGACCTACGGAATTGGGTGCCGGAAATGTCGAGATGCAGCAAACGGCGCTCGGTTCAAGGCGACGCAGACGAGCCAGGACGAAATACTTCGGCGAATTCGGGAAGTGCACGGCGATCGGTACGACTTATCGAGAGTGCAATATCAAGGGGCGCACACCAATATCGAATTGGTTTGCCCGGAGCACGGAGCCTTTAAGGCCACGCCGCACAACATTCTGAAAGGATGTGTGTGTTACCGGTGCGGAGTACAGGCGCGAGGGCAGACACACTCAAGGAAACATCTGGAAAGGTTAAAGGCGATTGCCAAGGAATCTAAGTGGCTGCAATACGATTTCTCGGAATTCAAAGGAAATAAAAGTTATATCACGGTAACCTGCCCAAAGCACGGAGCTTTTAAGCAGTTACCAGATGCGCTTTTATACGGCGTCGGGTGTAAAAAATGCGCAGAGGACAAAAGCACAGAGGCCAAAACCAAAACAACAGCACAATTTATAGCCGATGTTGAAAGCAAATTTCCAGGGAAGTTTACTTTTGAAGATACGATTTACACGAAGAGTAGGGAACCGATAACCCTCACTTGCGTTAAGCATGGAACTTTTGAAACTCAACCCTTTTATGTTCTTAGTAGCGAAACCGGATGTTGCCCAAAGTGTGGATTATCCCAATCAAGCTACGAACGCGAGCTAATTGACTGGCTCAAGGAACTAGGTGAAACACCAATAGAAAGGGACCGGACGTTGTTAAAGCCGAAGGAAATCGATGTGTGGCTTCCTGAACGGAAATTAGGCATCGAAATTCACGGTAATTATTGGCACCAGGAAGACCGGGTGGGTAAAACCATTCACCGGGAAAAATGGGAAAAGGCTACGGAAGCGGGTATCCGATTGCTGCAAGTTTTCGAGGATGAATGGAAAGAGCGCAAGGATCTAGTTAAAAGCCGAATCTTGGTGCTTCTCGGAAGAGCAGAAAAGCGGATGGCGAGGAAGTGCGATCTTGAGTCGATCAGTTGGACCGACGCCGCCAAGCTGTTGGATGAATGGCATAGTCAAGGACGAGGGCCTGTGACAAAGCGGGTTTTTGCTCTTTTCGACGAAGGCGAACCGGTAGCGGTATTGACGGCGGGGCGTTCTCGGAAAGGAAGCATGGTCTCCGCTCAAGGCAAGGACTTCGAGATTTACCGCTACGCGTCCAAAGGTGTAGTGGTAGGCGGCTTCAGCCGACTGCTGAAAGCTTTTCGCGAGGAAGCGCGACCGGGCAGGATCATCAGCTATTGCGATCTTCGGTACGGCGACGGAAGGTTGTATGCAGCGACGGGCTTCAAACTGGAAGCGATAACGGAACCTGATTATTTTTGGTTCTCTAACTCGGGGAACAAGCGAATATCCCGCTATGCAACGCAAAAACACAAGCTAAAAGGAGATATACGTTTCCAGGAGGTTTACGATGAAAAACTGACGGAACGGCAAATGTGCGAAGCCCTGGGATGGCGAAAAATCTACGGAGTAGGGCACCAGAGATGGGTGCTCGCTTCAACTTAACATCGCCCCGCCAACGGGGCGACCTAACCTAAAAGGTCGATGTTATGTCCGAGCACACTTTATCCCACGCGAGTTCCCTCTATTCGGGCAACTCGGTAACGCCGGATACCGCACGCCGCGGGATTCCGTTTCATCCGGTCACCCTCGTCGAGCTGGGCGCGCCGGTCGCCATCGTGACGACCGCGCTCATCAGCGCCGCCACGTCGACCGAGCTGCCCAACGCGGCGACCAAGACGTACGTCTTCCCGTCCGCCGGGGCCTCCCCGCAGGACGGTTCCCTGGGGCTCACCGGTACATTGGACGTGGCCCGCAACATCGTCGTGACCATGACCCACGCCACCTCCCTCGTGGCCTGCACGGTCCTCGTCACCGGCAAGGACGTTTACCACCAGGCGATGACCGAACTGTTCACGATCACGGCCACCGGCACCACCAAGACGGCCACCGGCAAGAAGGCGTTCAAGCAGATCACGTCCATCGCCATTACCTCGGCGGGGGACGCCACGGCCAACACCGCGAACATCGGTTTCGGCGACAGTCTGGGTCTGCCCTACAATCTGAAAAACCTGAACCGCGCCCTGTTCCTGATCGATGGCGTCGTGCAGACCACCCTCGGCACCGTCACGCCGGCCGTCACCACCTCGCCGGCGACCAACGTCACAGGCGACGTGCGCGGCACCTGGCTGCCCAACTCGGCGACCGACGCGACCCGGACCTACGCCATCTGGATGGCGAACATTCCCAACGCGGTGGGCAAGGACAATGCGGACTGTGCGTTCGGCGTCGCCCAGGCGTAGGATGACCGGCCATGACCACCGCTTGGTTCCCGACCGTCGCGGAGATCATCGACGAAGCGGCTGAACGCGCCCGGATCGATCCGGGCACGCTCACCGTTTATCAACAGATGTCCGCGCGCCGGTCCATCAACGCGCTCATCACGGCGTGGCAGAACGTCGCGGCCATGCTGCCCTACGTCCACAGTCTGGCCACCGTTGCGCTGACCCAAGGCATTTCATCCCCAACGTTACCCACAGACTGCTATGACGTTTTGGAAATGGCCTTCAGGCGGGATGGTGTCGATGTGCCGCTTACGGCGATGGCCCGCGACGAGTACATCGAGATTCCGAACAAGACCGTCCAAGGCCGCCCTAGTCGGTATTGGGTTGAGAAGTTATCCACAGGCCCGGTCGCGCATCTGTGGCTGGTGCCCGATCGAAGTACGGACGTGCTGATGGTCAACTATCTACGTTTGGCGACAGACATCAAAGCCGCGGATATGTCGGCGGCGCCGGATATCGCACGGCGCTGGCTGGACGCGCTGTTCGATGAACTCGCCGTGCGGATGTACCAGAAATTCGGAGCCCAGATCAAACAGGACCGTAACGGCAAGGAGTATTCGGCCTTCGATTCGACGTTCTACAAGACCGTGCTCAAGGAAAACGCCAAGACCTCTTACTACGAGGCGTCATGCGCGGACCGGGAGCGCGCGGACATTCATGTGGGAGTACGATTCTGATGAGCGCCAAAATATCCGATTTTGCAGCCGCCAAAGAAAAGCGCGAGCCCCATGTAACAGGTGAAGCGAAGTGCATGGCGTGCCGGCACGAATGGGTAGCTGTGGTGCCGTATGGTACGGAAGAGCCGTTGGAATGCCCGAAATGCGGAACCAGCAAAGGCAAATTCAAGTTTCCATATAGTCCGCCGAAGGGCTCGGCTATCTGGGTGTGCAATTGCGGTAACGACTTGTTTTTCAAGTTATCGAGCGGGCATCTGATGTGCCCTAATTGCGGGGAGTACCACGAAGAATGAGCCGTCATCGCTACGCCAAAGGCACTCGCGCCTGGGGCATTTGCCAACGCTCCGGGGCACGGTATCTGCTCTCGGATTTGATCGAGGACGGCCGTATCCCTGGACTGTTGGTGCATCCATCCTGGTACGAGCCTTTCCAGCAGCAAGAACGGCCTATCGACGTGAGCGATCCGCAAGCATTGCGCGATCCCTCGCCCGAGGTCAGCATCGAATCGAATTACAAAGTACCGGCGCCATCGCCGGAAGCCTGGGGGATACCGATGTGAAGCAGGATCGTGAGCACGACGAGGACGCCGATTTCGTTTACCCCTACCAGTGGCGCCGATGGTTCTACCCGACCCTCGCGGCAATCGCTCTGTGGTTTGTGCTGATCTTCTTTTTCGGGTGGATGCTGTCGGGTTGCACGACCGTGAACTACTCCCAGAAATGCACGCTGAAGGACGGGACGACCAGCGAGACCACCGTGCAAGACAACGGGTTTGCGTTCATTCGTTCGCTGGATGACGTGGATATCACGTCGACGGCCTGCGGGAACGCGCACATTGCGGGGGCCAAGACGGATGCGGAGAAGGGGTTTGAGGCGGGATTGCAAGCCGGTAAGGAGATCGCGGGTGCCGCGGCCGGAGGCCCTGCGGGCGCTGCCGCAGTGAAGATGCTGAAGTGATGGACGGGGAATTGGAAGTCGACGAAAGCGCTTATTACCGAAGGGAGAGCGATCGGCTGCTCGGGGCTTTGGTCACCCGGCTGAAGGCTATCGAGGAATGGCAGGCGCAACATTCCCTGGACCAGCAGGAATTGCGAAAGGAGGTCGAGAGACTGCGGGATGCCAAGAATCAAAGTACCGGCGCACTGTTGGCTGTCGGTACGCTAGCGCCGGTTGTCGGCGCGATTATTTATTGGTTGGCCGAAAGGGCCTTCGACTTGAACGGCGCATGCCACTAGACGCGGAGAAAGCGCGATGAGCAACGAAAAATTGGATATCCGCAACTCGGTAGGCGCCGAAGTCATCCGGGGCGGCGTGAACGAGGAAACGCTGAAATTGAAGGGCCGGTATACCTTCGAATGCTATGGTGCCGATGGCAAGCTGAAGTGGGCGGACACCATTGAAAACTTGGTGACGACCGTCGGCAAAAACGACTTGCTCGACAAGTACATCGCCGGAACAACTTATACCGCGGCGTGGTATCTGGGACTGAAAGGAGTCGGTACGGCCGACATCGCCGATACCGCAGCATCGCACATCACTTGGCTGGAAGTCGGCGGGGCCAACGCTCCGGCATACTCCCAGGCGGCCCGACCCACCCCTACGTGGTCCGCAGCGGCGGCCGGGGCCAAGGCCACTAGCACGGCGGTGGTGTTCTCGATCACCAGTTCCGGTACCGTGGCGGGGGCGTTCCTGTCGACCGTGGCCACCAAGGACGCTACGACGGGAATTCTGTTCTCCGCCGGGGACTTCACCGGAGGCAGCAAGACGGTGGCGAACGGTGATTCCATCAACGTCTCGTGGAGTCTGTCGATTTAATCGTTAAAGGCTCGGCGCATGGCTAACGTCAAAATTTTCGACCTGACGGCGGCGACGGCAGTCGCCGGTGCGGATATCTTCGAGATCGAGCAATCGGCGGTTTCGAAAAAGGCGACAGGAACGCAGCTTGCGACATTCGTTATCGGGTCGGATGCCGAGATAGCAGCGCTTGCGGGGTTGACCAGCGCAGCGGATAAAGTTCCGTATTTCACAGGCTCGGGTACGGCGGCCTTGGCTGATTTAACCGCTGCGGCCCGGACCTTTCTGGCAGCCGTCGACGCCGCAGCCGAACGGACCGCCCTGGGACTGGGAACCGGGGATTCGCCCACTTTTGCGGGCGGGGTCATCTCCGCCAACAGCGCCACCGCGGCATTGCGGGTAACTCAGATCGGCACCGGAGACGCCCTGCTGGTGGAGGATTCAGCCAATCCGGATTCGTCGCCGTTAAAAATTGATGGCGTTGGACGGCTGATTGTTGGCCATACGACCAGCGTCAATTCAGCCGGGGGAAGGACCCCTCAAACGCAATTCAGCGGGGTCGACTATTCCACTGGATCCGCTGGATATAACCAATGGTCAACGGATGCTCAGGGATTCGTGGCAACGTTTTCCAAATCACGCGGCGCTGCGCCAGGAACGCACACTGCTGTTACCCTCAACGATGTCACAGGGTATCTGGAATTTTCAGGGTCTGATGGTACGGCATTCATCAACGCGGCGGCGGTATTCGCTCAGGTCGACGGAACGGTTAGTTCCGGAGTGGTTCCAGGCCGGGTCGTTACGTACACCGCGGATTCGGCCGGGGTATTAAAGGAGCGGTTACGGATCGACAGCAACGGAGCTGTAACCGTCCGCAACGGTACGCTGGGCTACGGGTCGGGCTCCGGCGGAACGGTGACCCAGCTCACCAGCAAGGCGACGGGGGTGACGCTCAACACGATCTGCGGCGCCATCACGATGAACAATGCCGCGCTGGCAGCAGGGACCGCGGTCAGCTTCACCGTCACCAACTCCTCCATGGCTGCTACAGATGTCGTCATCACCAATATCGTTTCCGCCGCGACCGCCGGAGCTTACCGCCTTCAAGTGGATGCCACGGCCGCCGGGTCGTTTCAGCTAAGCCTTTACAATCAATCCGCTGGATCGTTAAGCGAGGCAGTTGTGATCGGCTTTGCAATCATCAAAGCGGTAAACGCTTGATAGCATGGCTGAGCTAATCACCGAAGGGGGCCGAGCCAAAGACCGCGGGGGCGCGCTTTTCCTGACTTTCGTTCGCCGTGTGACGACGGCCGGCGATGTGCGAATCACCACTTCGGGCGACAATCGCGTAACGAGTCTCCCGGATTTTTATGCGGACACGGCGGAAGACGGCAGCACCGTCATCGCCACGCAAACCGCCACCCTGAACGCTACGGCTGCCCGGACGGAAACCGGCACTGCGGTAACGACGACGGCCGCAACGCTTGATGCTGTTGCTGCAAGAGCGGAGACCGGCACCGCCGCCGACACGCCGGCCGCAACGTTGCATGCCGTCGTAGCGCGAGCGGAGACCGGCGCAGCCGCCGACACAGCGGCCACGACCTATACCGCCGTCGCGACGCGCGGGGAAACGGGTGTGGTTGCCGATACCCCGACCGTTGTTTTCAACGCTTTCGCGTCGCGTGCGGAATCCGCTACGGCGACCGATCACCCAACGGCGGCGATGATCACTCCGCAAGTCAGGGCGGAAACTTCGGCCGTTGCGGAAACCGTCATCGGCATCAAGGGCCTCTTCGGCACCGTCGCCGAAACCGGAGTCTCGGCAGACACCGCGACGGCCACCGGGGTTTTCGTCCGATCGGTGGCGGAAACCGCGCCTGCGGCAGAAACGATACACAGCACCCATAACGCGAACGTTTCGGCGCACGAGACGGGCAACCTGGTCGAAGCCATCACGGTCTTCAAAGGGTTCATCGATTCCCTGCTGGAGTCTGGCGCGGTAGCAGATACCGCACTCGCTACCAAGACCTATCATCCGGTTGTGGGAGAAATGCTTTCGCCTTCGGACAGCGCGGCATTCGTTTACTTCGCCGGAAGCGTCGTAGCCGAGAGCGGCGTTGCGCGGGACGCACCCTTCGCGTTCAACGATGAAGGCATCGGTGTACACTTCTCGGGCAGGAACGACGTGGTTCGGGTTCGCGAATTCGAACAAGCCGAAGAACTCTAAACGGAGACCCGCAAAACATGGCTGATAATGTTTCCGTATCCAGCGGCAGCTACACGACCACCATCCGGACCAAGGACAACGCCGGTGTGCAGCTCCAGTTGTTGGGCATCGCCGATTCGACCGGGGCCAATGTTCTGGCGATCGATGCGACGGGGCGGTTGCCGGCGCTCATCACACAGAACTCGATTCGGGTAGCTACGACGTTTATCCGGCCGGCGGATACGAATCCTTACGCGGTTCATGATAGCGTGGCGGATTCTGCGACGGCCCCGACGATATTGACCTTCGCCGGCATGGGCCGGGTCAACGGCGCGGCCGGTCATATCTGCAAAGCGCAATTGCTCACCGACCAACCGGCCAACATCGCGCAGTTCCGCTTGCATCTTTTCAACGTGGCGCCGACAGCGATCAACGACAACGCTCCGTATGCCGCGTTATGGGCGAATCGAGCCAGTCGGGTCGGAACCCTCGACTTTCCCGCCCTGTCAACGGAAGGCACAGGATCGACCGCCGCCTTCGCGCAATGGGTGGACATCCCGTTGTTTTACGTGTGCGCAACGGCGGATACGGCGCTCTACGGACTGTTGGAGACCAAGACGGTATTCACACCGGCCAGCGGCCAGAACTTCTACCTCGCCCTCACGGCGCAACAGCTATAGGGAAGAGAACGATATGGCCGTAATTTTAGGTCTGTTATCCGGTACGACGGATACTTTGGTTCCGGTTCAGGTTAGCTCGATGGGCGCCATATCCACGATGCCCGGCGCGCATACCGGAACGCCCTATACCAAGTTCCTGACCAGTGCGGGCGACGGCACCGGCAACGATAACCTCAACGGGAATTACGCCGCAGCAGCGACGGATTTCTTTTTCCAGGTTCCCGCAGGATTCAGTTTCGACGTTTATTCACTGGTGATTCAGATTTCGGACGCTACGAGTTTCAATCAGGTCGATTACGGGGGCATCACCAACGGCCTGACGAACGGTGTGGCCTTCTTTGTAAATGCGGGTGCGGGAGATATTCCTCTCTTGTCGGGGAAGATCATGCGGCAGAACTTCGATTGGTATCGAATAACCCCGCACATAACGCTGACGCAATGGGTGGGTACGCCGCAGACTTTGGCTGTCGCGCTGGAAATGGTGGAAGATTTCGGGATGCCGCTCATATTGGACGCCGGCAATAAGTTTATCGCCCGTCTGCACGATGATCTGACCGGATTGGTATACCACTCCTTTTGCCTGCGGGGGATATTGCATAGCGCAACGCCGGCAGCGTCCCGGTTCTGGACCGAGACGGCGGGCCAGTTGTAAGCAGAGCGCGACTACGATGCCTCTGCTCTTCGGTTTCTCGGCGCTGTATATCTCGGAACCCTGTTCCGAGGTTGCCTCGGCGATCGACCATCAGACAGCCGCCCTGATTGCCGGAGCTTCGCGTGCGGAAGGACTTAACGCTATCGACGCCCCGAATATACCCGGCGGTGTGTTTGCGATCTTGAGGGAAGCGGGCTCGGCGGTGGATTCGGCCAGGGCGCGCACCCATACAGGTCGAGGTGTTCATTTTCAAGAGAGGGATGATACGGCGTTCGATGCAGAAGCCGTGCGTTCGACTCGGGAACCCAGGTAGCCATGAGCACACAAATCTTCGAGAGCAAGACCCCGGCGGAAAACCTCGTCCTGACCTTCGACTTCGCGGAAGGCCTGGGCGTCGGGGAGTTGCTGTTCGGCACCCCCGCCGTCGTAGCGTCGGTGGTCTACGGCACGGATGCGGCACCGTCTGGCGTGCTCAACGGTGCGGCTTCGATTTCGCCGAACGGCCTCGATGTCATGGTGCCAGTGCATGCCGGCCTGGCAGGCGTCGACTATCAGCTTTTCGTCACCTGCCCCACCACGAATCCGCTCAAAACGCTGACCTTGGCGGCGGTGCTGCCGGTGCGCGCGGCGTCCGATACGATCGACCTGCCGTTGACGCTGTTCGACCTGCGGGCACGGTTCCGGACGACGAGCGACGATCGCAAGGCGCCCTACCGCTGGGCCGACGCGGATCTCAACGCCTACATCAACGAAGCTCAGATCGAAGCGTGCTGGCGGGCCAGTCTCATCATCGATTCGACGGTTCCTTCCGCCGCGCCGATCGATCAAGTGACCGGCGCCAGGATGACCGTCGTTCCCCTGATCCCCAATCGCAGTACCTACGATCTCGATAGCAAAATCATTTTTCTGCGCCGGGCGCGCTTACTCTCCGCGCCTTCGCATCTACCGCCCGCCGAGTATTCGGATCTCGACCGGACGGATCGGGCGTGGGCGACCCGGAGCGGCGCGGTGGAACGATTCGTTACCGGTCTGGATTCGCCGGGCCGGTTGAAACTGCGGCTGTACCGGGCGCCCGCCGCCTTCGACACGGCGGCCTTGACCGTGGTTCGGGAACCTTTGGAAGCGCTGGCGGCGGATGGCGACTACCCGGAAATCGGCGCGCGCTACCACTTGAAGTTGCTCGATTGGGCGGCGTACCGGGCGTACAGCAACTTCGACGCCGATACCTACAACCCCGAGTTGGCGGCGGTGCACTTGAAGCGTTTCGAGGATGTTTTCGGGACGCGAGAGGCCAACATCGCCCGTGAAGCTGCGCTCCTCGCATCGACCAGCAATCGGTTTGAATACGCAACGGGGGTTTGGTGATGGCCGGGGAACCCGTACCGCGCGGCCCTTGGCCGCGGGGCATCAATAACCGGCAGCCGGACGGTTCCGTGCCGCTCGACGCCCTGCGCAACGCCGTCAACGTCGACATCGACAATTCCGGCCGGGTGCGGGTCATGGCGGGTATCACCAAGGTCTACGCCGGAAACGGCGTCACCTCGTTGACCGGTAACCCTCTGGGGACGTTTTTCGTCGAAGGCGGGGCGCTTAAGAAGCTCGACACCTCGACGATTCCTGCTGCAACGGCCACCGTGCTGCGCACCGGAATCGGTCCGAATGTCGCCTACGAATACGCCAACGGCGAGTTGTTCTACTCGGACGGGACGGTGACGGGGAAGATCAAGGCGGACGGATCGCAAGGGCTATGGGGCATCCCGGTGCCTTTGGCCCCGGTGGTATTCGGAACGGCGGGCGGTCTTCCGGGCGGCAAGTACACCGTTTACACGGCGGCGACCGACGGGGTGGAGGAGTCCGGCGCCAGCGAACCGGTACAAGTATCCCTCCCCTCCTTCGGCGGTCTCCGCGTGCAAACGGCGCCGACCGGCGCCGTCGGTCTGACCCGCGTTTACGCCACCACCGCCAACGGCGACGCCTTCTATTACGTCGGCACGGTCGCATCGGGCGGCGCGCTCGATGTAACGACACTGCCGGGCAGCGGGAGGAACCAGAATCCCGAGTTCGTCGCGCCTCCGCCGGCAGGAACGATCATCCGGTTCTTCCGGGGGCGACTGTTCATCGTGGTCGGCGCTGCGGTGTACTGGACCGAGCCCTATCAGCCGGGCCGCGTCGATTACAGCAAGAATTTCTGGCCGTTCCCCGCAGCGATCTCCGTTTTCGAGCCGGTAGCCGATGGCTTTTGGCTGGTCTCGGACGTGACTTACTGGATTCCTTGCGACGATCCGGCGAAGTCGCAAGCGGTACGGCGCCTTGAATACGGGGCGATTGCGGGGACCGGAGTCCGGATTCCTTCGACCGGCGAGAATCCGGCCGTCGAGAAAGTGCTGTGGATGTCGCAGCGGGGCGTATGCCGGGGCGAAGACGGCGGCTCCGTCGTCAACCTGCAGGAAGCCAATGTCGCCATCCGGCCCGGCGTCCAGGGCGCGGCGCTGGTGCGGGAGCAAAACGGCCTTCGCCAATACCTGGCGACCTATCCACCTTCCGGCACGTCGCCGATGCAGGCGAGCACCTGGGCGACGGCGGAAGTCATCCGAAAAGGGTTTTGAAGAGTGAGCACACCCATGAATAACGAAATCCAGATCCCCGAAACGCTCATCAAAGCGGGCTTCGTCTATCGCTGGCAACACCTTCGCGAAGGGCGGATCATCGACGAATGGGACGACCACAACATCATGCCGACGGTCGGGCAGAATTACATGCTGGGCGCGGCCTTCGCGGCGGTGTCGCCGGTCACGACCTGGTATCTCGGGTTGTTCACCAGTTCAGTCTACGTGCCGGCGCTGGGCGACACCATGTCGACGATCATCGCTTCGGCGACCGAGTTTGCGTCCTACTCCGGCTCGGTTCGGCTGACCTTCACGCCGGATGCGATTGCGGGAGGCGTCCTGCAGAATGCGAGCGCGCCGGGGGCGTTCACCGTCGCGGGGCTGGGCGTCGGCGTCACGGCGACGATCTATGGAGCATTCATGACCTCTTCCAGCGTGCGCGGCGGCTCGACGGGAACGCTCGCCTCGTCGGTCAAATTCACCACCGCGAAGACCGTGGTGGACACCGACATTCTGCGCGTGATCGCCGGCATGACGTTGACCAGCACATAAGGCCGTGCACTTACTCGGGCGACCGGTCAAAACCATTCTGGAAGGCGACATGACCCTCGCCGCCGAGTGGCTGCCCTTCGCCCGCAAGAAGGCCACCGAGTGCATTCGACTGGGTATTCCACGCAAACACTATGAGCCGAGCAACGTCACGATCCAGGTCCGACAGGATTTGCACATCGTATTCATCCGCATCACGGCGGGAGGGTGTCCCAAGTTTCATAGTGGCCTGGTCGACATCATTCCGCCACCCAAACCTTCCTTCGGATTACCCGATCCCGTCTGGGATTTGAAGGACGCGAACGGCAAGCCCTATCAAGCGATCAAGCAAATCTACCCCCGCATGGATACGAAGGGGGCCACGACGCATGGCCCTTGGGTCGAAGATAAGCTGATCGCCAAGAATTACATCAAGGACCCCGGATCGGGGGTCAATTCGTTCTTGCTGAAAACGCCGGGGAAGTACACCGGGTTGATGCGCGCGGTGGTGCAAGTGATGATCGGCCAGGGTCAATTCGTGCCCTACGCCTATCACTTCGGCTCGTGCCACGGCATTTACATGGACCTGATGGCCGTGCCCTGGGTCATCTGGATCTCGCAAGCCAACGGGGTCGTCGCATGGAAACTCCCGATCTGCGCACAGTTCAAAAGACCCAAACTCGCCGGGGCTACGCAGGACCTATTCGACCGGCTGGGTTTTTGGCCGATTTATAAAGACCTATTCGGCTCCGACACCATCACCGAAGCCGTCGCCAAGAAGAAAGCACGGCGGCTGGCTTCTTCCGACGATATCGCCGAGTTCTATACCGGGCGCTCGGGGTTCTTCGATTCGTGCGGATGGGCTTTCAACTACACCGGAAGCGCGGCGCAAAACACCTGCTTCGATATGCCGGGGGGTCGATACATCCAAAGTTATCGTTATCAGATTTCCATCACCGGAGACAAGACCGGGCCGCTGGCCGCGAGTCTCAGCTTGATCGACTCAGGGACGGTGTACGGCGACCGGACCAAGACGTTGAAAGTTCCGCGCGATTCAGTGGGGGATGTCATTTCCTTCGATTGGTACACCCACGTCATTCCTTCTCCGGAGGCCACCTACGACGGGCCGCTGGTGGTGTTCTACGATACCGGAAACATTCCGGTGGTCTGCCGGTGTAAAAAGGTAAGTCCGGCGGTTTTCGGAAGCGGGCCGCCATTGCCTAAGCCGACGCCGGATAGCAGCGCGGCGTCGACGTGGCAGAATGCGTACAGTCAAGTCATCGGGGGTCCGCAGATCGACGGAAAAACTTCTCTCCCCACCGATTTAAGCAACGGCACTTTGCTTTATCAATCCGACCCTATAACGAATATCTACACTGGCGGCTCGTTCGTCCTGTCCAATCCGGACAGCGGCGTATTCTCGGACGGGGCCAGTGCTTACGCCGTCATCAACGTCGGCGGTGCGGGGTCTACCATCATCAACAGTATCTCGGTCGTCGTTCCCTACGGAGAACGAGAAACTTTTTTATATTACGATAGCAATGTCGTTTACTTGAATAGTTGGCAGTACGGGAATTCGGAAACACTTGTTTTCGTTCGACACGGAACGGAATTCCATGCCGGGAGAGGGGCGATACTGGCTTGCGCGCCTTCGCCGAGGCCGGATTACGGAGTGTACAAAAGCCCCGCGTCGCCTTACCCGAACTGGACGGAGATATCCGGGGGTGGGTATTTTTGGGATTTTCCTCCCCAGGAAGGCGTACCGTTATGCGGCGCCAAGTCCATAACCGTCGAGAATCTTCCGCCAGGGCCGGTATCCCCGGTACAGCCCGCACCGATGGAAGCCCGCGTAGCTTCGTTGCAGTGTTTTTCTTCTCGGTTCAGCGGAATGGTGTTCAAGGATGATGCTTCTAAAACCGGGCAAATAGCCCTGTTTTGGGATGGCGTGAATTCGCACACACTATGGGCCGCTTGCGATGCGCTGTCGCCGAACACCATCGTAACTTGCGTACCCGATAGCACGGCGGCGGCGAACCTGTTCAACAACAGCGTTTACGATAGCTCGAACTTACACGGTTTCGATGATTTCTTTGCGGGGGTGCCATAAATGGCGTTTACCGATCTTTATTACGTTGAGGTCATAGCCGATACGCCCTACGCTTATTACCGAATGATTGGTG